CGTGGATGGAATAATAGTTCACAATTGTCTCACAGAAGCGATGGCGTGCGGTTGTGCTTGTATCTCTTCGGATGTAGCAGGACCAAGGGCACAGATCGAAGATGGCGTGACGGGCCTGCTAGTGCCCCCGCGCGATTCGGACCGCTTAGCTGCGGCGATACGTTGGTTGCTAGACCACCCGAAAGAACAAGAAGAGATGGGCCAGCGCGCAAGAGCCTGGGCTGCTAGCAAAGCAACTCTTGATGCAATGGGCGGGCGGTGGGTGGCTACATATAGGAGAGTGCTCAATGCCAGCTCGTAGCGGAATGACCAATCTCATAAGGCGATTGCGGCGCGTGGTGGACGACATAGTGGTCGCCTCGGAGACTGGGGTGTGGGACGATGATCAGCTTGAGGACATCTTGGACGAGCACAAGATTCGAGTCCATCGCGAATACTTGGAGATGGAGAGGACCCTAGTTAGCGCGTCTGACTATGAGTATAAGGTCTATCACTCGCGTCATGGCAACTTTGAGGAGGGAGGCACGGCCTACTTCCAAGTTGAGGGAGCCGGCGGCACACAGCGCGGAACGGCAGACTACTCGGTAGACTATGTCCGTGGCGTAGTGACCATGACCGCCGACCAAGGGGGATCTGCGCTATACTTAACAGGGTGGAGCTACGACTTGGATTATTGTGCTGCTGAACTGTGGCGGGAAAGAGCGGGCATGGTCTCGTCATTCTATGATGCCGCGTTCGGCGATCAGAAGGTGTCAAGATCACAATGGTTTAAGCACTGCCAACAAATGGCAGAGATGTATGCGCAGCGAGCAAAACCAGTTGTCGCGAGGGGATTTCAACACGGTGTGTTCGGTTAAGACTGAGTCAAAGATCTGCAAGGGCTGTGGCGGGACGTTCCATCGCCAGCTGAACGACCCCCACTGGCGTCAGAGGCTCTATTGCGACAATCCGTGCCGCGTGAGGGCAGCTTCGCGACGCTATTCAAATACCATGCACGGAAAAGCCCAGCAAGCCGAGTACCGCGCTTCAGACGTACGGAGAGAGGCTCTAGCCAGATATAATGCCTCCGAGAAGTTTAGGGCCACGCAAGCACGTTATCGGAGTTCTGAGAAGTACAAAGCGACGAAGGCTCGCCGCCTTGCTTCTCCTGGGGGACGGCTGGCGGTATGGATGGCGATAGCTAAGCACCGAGGTAGCATCGGTGAGCGATTGGAATATGAGCGTAATCGGCATCAGATGCTTTTTGTTGAGGAGCTTCCCTGCTGCCAATGCGGAGAAATCGATATCTCGAAGCTTCGGGTGGATCATATCATTCCAAGAGGTCTTGGCGGACCGCACGACCGCTCGAATCTTCAGGTCTTGTGCAAACACCATCACGCTATCAAGACTAGGATAGACATGCAGCGGATTTGGATAGTGAGGAGAAAGTGTGTCATACCTAACCACAGGTGAGTTGAGTGATCTTCGAGATCACCTCGAAGCGACGCTGCCAGATACGTGCACGATCAAGTACGTATCTGTCACCCAGACTGAAATGGGCAGTTCCGAGAAGTCGTGGACCAATCGAGGAACAGCCATAGCGTGTCGGTTTGCACCACTCAGTGGACGTGGTGGGAGCCTCTTTGGCCTGCTCGCCGGACAACTGCGTGAGGGACAATTCTGGGTTCTGCACATAGCCTATGACCAGGCGATTGAGGTAACCGATAAGGTTGTGGTCGATACGGTCACTTACCAGGTGCTGCAGGTGAACGCTGCTGAGTCAGAAAGATTCCTCAAACGAGTGCTCTTAGAGAGTGGACTGTGATAGGTAATGTGACCGTCATGATCGATATGGCCAGGTTGGAACAGCTGATGCGAAAGATACCCGATAAGGCGGTGCGGATTTTGCACGATGGCACTGATTATGGAAAATATCAGGAACTCGGAACGACGAAGATGGCCGCACATCCCTTCATGACACCAGCCGCAGAGGCGGTCAGGCAACCCTTCTTGGACGGACTCAAGGTCTTGCGCAACATAGAGGACATCGACACCTTTACGGATAAAGTGGCCTACGATGCGCTGGGCATTGCCCAGACCTACGTCGCAGTGGACACGGGAAGACTGAAGAATAGCCTAGCGGTCTCAAAGCCGGAGGCCCTCGGCCTATGAACGCGGTAGGGAGTGCGCTCTTTTCGACATTGTGCGCGGGCACAGCCCTGATTGCGAAGTTGGGGGGCACTGCCATCTACAACACGGTGGCATATCAGGGTGCTGCGTTTCCCTACGTGTTGTTTTTCAAGGCTGCAGGCGTAGAGGCAAACACATCGCCTCGGCGAGTGCGCAAGTTGGTTTACGTAGCAAAGGCAGTGGCGCAGGATGATCTACAGGAAGCGGGGGAAATCGATGATCTAATAGACGTTTTGCTTCACGAGCAGACCCTAACCGTAAATGGTTGGGGCACGTATTGGTCCGCCCGGGATGGGGATATCTCATATGCGGAGCCGGGCGAGGGGGGAGTGACCTACTTCCATCGAGGCGGTATGTACAGGGTATGGTTGGCGGGGGCCTAGCACAGGAGGTGCACAATGGCGGTAACAGATCGCATCACAGGGAAGAATGTCTATATCAAGTTCGATCTGCAGGAATTGTACGCGGACTTCACTAGCATCACGGTCAACGAGGAGAGCGGAGAGGTCGATCTGACGGGGGGCGCTGACGACGACGCCTATTTCACGCCTACCTTCCGTAGTGGCACGATCGACTATGAGTTGTTCTATAGTTCTGGAACAGCTCAGTCCGAGTTCGATGCGCTGCTGCCAGGATCGGCGGGCTCTTTGGTCATCGGCCCCAAGGGGACGACAGCGACCTATCCGAAGCTGTCCTGGACGCGCGTGATAACCAGGAGTCGCCGGTTGACCTTGCCCTTTGCCGGGGAATCGAAGGTATCCGGTACTTTCCGAATCTCCGGTCAGTTGACTCGCGGATCTTGGTCATGACCGCTCTCGTGGTCAACGGGAAGCAGGTCGTGTTGCGAGACAACCTGCCTGCGAGAGACTCCTGGGGGATCTTGGAGATTCTGCGGACGGGCTCGGAGGATGAGGGGCCTAGCTTTGACGACGAGGCTCGCCTACTGAGCATCGTGGTGCTGTCTTGGGAGTTCGAGGGCGATCCTTCTGATGCTGAGTCCTATGCGGGCCTCGATCTGTTTTCGGAGTTCCTGCCATTGAGGGACGCCGTGGGTAGGCACCTGAATAGAGGGTTGCTCCCGCAAGGCGGTCTCGACATAGCTACCTACCGAGCCCTGACGCAGGGTGCGCCCATGCCCTGGGAAGCGACCAAATGGCTGTTGGTCCTGAGAACTGGGTGGACGCTAGAGTATATCGACTCACTCGACTGGAAAGACATCATGGAGGGCCTCGCTGTTCTGGCCGGACTTGATGCCGCAAAGAACGCATAAGGAGGGGCTATGCCTACTATCAATGGCACGGAAGTAGTGTTCAAGGGGAAGCTCACCGCTAAGGAGTGGTGGCCTCTATTGCCGAAACTCGTGGGCCTGGGTGCGGGCAATTGGCTGGAAGTCCTGGATTTCGATACGGTCTGCAAGATCATAGCAGGAAGTGTTGAGTCCTGGGAGTTCGATGGCGATCCGGGCGATCCCGGGGCCGTCGGGGAACTGGATGCCTTTGCCGAGTTGCTGCCATTGCTCACGGAGTTCTCATCTCTTCTCCCGGATCGTGTAACCCGAAAGGAACCACCGCCGGGGATCGGGTAGGTCTCTTTTCTGAACACGTCGGTGTTAGGGGGCTGGCCGAATGGAAGGTGTGAAGCGACAGTGAGAAGACGGAGACATACGGCATGACAGAAACCGTAGCTAGTGTTGCCGTAGCGATCGGCGCTGACTTGACCGGGCTTTCGGCCGGACTTGCTCAGGCCCAAAGCAAGATCAAGGCAGTCGGCGACAAGCTGGGTGACATTGGCAAGAAGCTAACCACATTCGTGACAGCCCCCATCATAGGTCTTGGCGTCGCCGTAACCAAGATGGCGATAAACTGGGAGTCCGACTTTGCTGGTGTGGAAAAGACAGTGGACGGGACTGCCGAGCAGTTGGCCGCCTTGGAAGACCAACTCCTGCGAACGTCGCGGCAGATACCCATCACTCCCGAACAGATCGCCAAGATCTCCGAATTGGGTGGCCAGCTTGGAGTTCAGATAGGGGATATAGACGCCTTTGCTCAAGAAATCGCCAAACTGGGCGTTACGACCGATCTGGGCACAGAGCAAGCCGCGATGGGGATGGCTCGGTTCATCAACATCACCCAGAAAGTGGCACCGGAGGGCGCGACCTTCATAGACCAGACGAAGGCCATCGGCGCAACCCTCGTGGATCTCGGAAACAATTTTGCGGCGACCGAAAGCGAGATCATGGAGTTTGCGATGCGCATCGCTGGCGCGGGAAGCATCGTGGGACTGACTCAGGCCGAGATACTCGGATGGTCAGTGGGCTTGGCGAGTATGGGCATCAATGCTGAGGCGGGCGGCACAGCAATCAGCCGGGTATTCCTGGAGATCAGCAATGTGGTTCAGGGTGCCACGGGATCTGTGATTGACAACTCCGAGGCAATCGAGAAGGGCCAAGCGAAGATCGACAAATGGACTCAACAACTCCTGGTGGCAAAGCTGCGCCAGAGCGAGTTCACAGACAAAACTAAAGAATCCACCCGGGCAAGCAATGAGTTCACGATCGAGAACTTGACCGCACAGATCCGAGATCAGGAGAGCGCGTTGGAATCCTTGACTGCGGCCCATGGAGATGCGGCAGGCGCCGGCGAGAAGATGGCACTGCTCACCAGGGTTGCCGGGGTCTCCGTCGAGGAGTTCAGCTTCCTGATGAAAGAGAACGCCAGCAAAGCCACGGCCATGTTCGTTGCCGGTCTTGGAAGGATGCGAGACAGTGGGGAGAACATACTACCGATCCTAGAGGCGCTGGGATTTAGCAACGTCAGGATTCAAGACACGGTACTGCGTCTCTCCAGCTCCACAGACGTTCTTGATAAAGCCTTGGGCGCTTCGGGCGAGGCTTATGAGGACATGAATGCTCTGAACGTCGAGGCCGCCAAGCGGTTCAAGACTACAGAATCTCAGATTCAGATTGTGCGCAACACCTTTCACTACCTGGGTGTGGTTCTAGGCAAGCAAGTTCTGCCCGTCATAATCGATGTCCTGGGTAAGGTGGGGCCGCTCGTAGAGAAGTTCGCGGAGTTCATCAAGGCTCGTCCCGACATAATCCAGTTTGGCCTCGCCGTAGCAGGCGTAGCGGCGGCGGCTGGGCCACTAGCGATGGGCCTCGGGGTTGTCCTGCCTTTGATTGGTGCTCTGATCTCGCCGCTGGGATTGGTTCTCGCTGGTGTGGCGGCTTTGGTAGTTGGGTTCGTGAAGGCAGAGGGAGGCATAGTCCCGGCCATCGAAGCCGTCATAGACAAAGTGAAGGGTATCGCAAAGGCAGTGAAGGCAGGCGACTGGCCAGCTGTCTGGGAGGAGCTCAGAGGGATAGGAGATACCATCGTAAGTATCGTGGGTGGTTGGATAGACACAGCGAAGCGGGTCGCAAGAGAGAAGTGGGAGGGATTCAAGACCGACGTCGCGGGGAAGTGGGCGACATTGAAAGATGTCTTCACCGGCGAAGGATGGGTCGCCGCAATTGAGACAGCCCTGGGCTTCGCTGGCGTAGAGATTGATTTCAGTGAGCTGATAGAGAATCTGAGATCAAAGTGGAATACGGTTGCCATGATCTTCGCAGAGAAGGGCTTTATTGAGGCTGTTGAGACTGCGCTTCTCTTCGCTGGTGTGGTCGTCGATTTCAGTGCATTGGGCATGAAGGTGAAGTCGGCCTGGGAGAATATGTGGCTTGGCCCCGAATTGGATCTCGCCGAGGCTATGGGTGGGGGCCTTCGCGGAGGAGGATTGAAAGATAAGCTGGAGGAAATCGGCAGAAAGATTGATTTCAGTAAATTGATGGAGGATTTGAGGCCCAAGTGGAACACGGTTGCTACGATCTTTGAGGAGAAGGGCTTGGCCGAAGCTGTCGAGACCGCGCTGCTCTTCGCTGGAGTGGTCGTCGATCTCACGGGGCTGAGCAATAAGATAGAAGCGGCCTGGAATGATATGTGGCTGGGCAAAAAGGTGCCTGGTGTGGTTTGGGAAGCGGGCGAGTTGATGCCCCTAAGAACGGGTGGCCTGAAAGCTACTATCGTCGGTATCGGCGAACAGATTCCCGGATGGATATCTGAGGGTCTTCTGCTTGGCACCAGCTGGTTGGTGGCACTCACCGAACAGGGCATAGTATGGGCAGAGAGTGCTGAGGTGCAGGAAGCTCTTGGAGCCATTGGATACAAGATCGCTGGAGGCATCTTTGCTGGAATCGAGGCGCTATTCTCGGATACAGAAGAAGGCGAGCGATTAGCGGAGGTTCTTGCTGGAAATCTCGGTCAGGCACTGACTAACGTAGGTGATATATTCATTGCGTTCGGCAAAGGGCTAGCCAAGGGACTCGCACAGGGGGTTGTGGATGAGCTAGCCAGCGAGGAGACGCGCGAAGCATGGCTTGAGGCTGTGCGCAAGGCTATAGCGAAAGTGGCCGAGCAACTCAGAATTATCACGAAGCCCCTGACCTGGAAACAGGAATGGCAGAAACTCGTTGTCCCTGTAGAGGAGTCTATAGAGGAGGGGGGGGCTATTTCGAAGTTCCAGCGGGGCGGCATCGTGGGCAGAGGTGGCCTGGCTCTTGTTGGCGAGGCTGGCCCAGAATTAGCCTGGCTTCCCCGTGCGACGCGAGTAACTCCTGCCGCCGAAACGCAAGAGCTGTTGGCTGGGCGAGGACAGCCACAAATCAGCCTTGTACAGAACTTCTACGGCCGAGCAGACGCCGCACAAGTGAAAGAAGCTGCCAGCGAGGGCATTATGGAAGGCCTGCAAGCAGCTGGGGTGGCTTGGTAAAATGGGATATTGGATCACCCAGTTCGGGACGGCGGCTCTACCAACAAGGGGCGAAGACCAGGACATTTCCCCTGGTCCCGTCAGGTCTAGTTTGGTGATGCTACCAGGTGGAGAAGTATATGACACCCGGGGCTCTGGTGGGGCTACCCAGGCGGGACAAGTGCTCACGGTGTCCGGTAAGCTCCTGGCGGCGAACGGGGCGGCGCTGAAGACCGCCTATGATCTCCTTCGGGCATTCAAGGGTGACTATGCCAAACTGTATCGGACGCCAGACGGCGGATCGGCGAACTCGGAGTGGGTATATGCCCGCTGTCTGGGCGTTCCGACTCGTCGCTCAGTGGAAAGCAGGCTGTGGCTGCCGGTATCACTTATCTTCGAGCTACAGGAGAGCTACTGGCACGGCGCGGACGGTAGCGATAGCGTAACTCTTACTACGACCACGGTGTCGGCAGAGATCACCAACGCGGGAAATGCTGAGGTAAGAGACATCATCATCACCGTAACCGCAACGGGGGCTGCGATAACCCAGATAGACATCAAAAACCTAGAAGTGGGATACCTGAGTCACATCCGCTACACGAACACCATAGCGATAGGACAGTCGTTGGTAATCAACTGCGGGGCGAAATCCGTACTGAACAACAGCGTGGAAGACTTTGATGGCTTTCATGTCATCACCGCGACTCACAAAGTCACTGGATGGCTTGTGCTGAAGCCCAGCGCGGACAGCACGATAGAAATCACTAGAGCGGGAGGCGGCAACGCCAACACGTGCGCATTTTCGTTTGATCACGCCTGGGAGTAGACGATGGCTGACGCGATAGAAATAGAGATCCAGGGTCCGTACGGAACAAGGCTAGGGGCGGGGCCGATAACCACGGGTCGCAACTGGCGCTCGTCTCCGCGACTAAGCAAGATTGGGGTGTTCTCTTTCGAGATGCCCCTGAACGACCCTCGGCATTCCCTCCTGGTGCAGAAACGCTATGTGCGATGCTATGGCATGGTGAACAACACACGCACGGAGCTGGGCAAGCCGGGGATCATCGACTCGATAGTCAAGATGCTCGACGCCAACGGCATACCCACAGGAATGCTCAAGGTCTCTGGGCGCGACCTCTTTGCTGAGTTGGCAGACATC